ATTTGAAAGATCAGGTCCTACTTCTACACCTATTGTTTCAAACATTCTAACTGTTATATCATATATTCTTTTTGTCTTACCTTGTGATGTTCCATTCTGTGATCCAGCATTTAATCTCATAGTTTGTAGTAAAGATGTATAAGCTAAACCAACTTTAACATTTAATGCAGAACGATCTAAAGTAATACTACCAGAGCTAACAGTTTTATCTGGATGCGTTGCACCATCTGCTAATATAGAAACTGTTTGTCCTTCAAGATGATCTAGTCCTGATATTGTTGTAGCAGCACTACCACTATAACTTAACTGACTATCTAAAAAATTAAATGATGTATTATTTGTTTGATCAAAATCAAAAACATTTAATATTTCTACAAATCTTCTAGTTGCACCATTGATTGTTCTTTTAACAATTACATAAACCTGATATTCAGTATCGTCAGTTGGAATAACTGCAACACTTTCACATACTGCTTTACCTTCGTTAGTTTTTGCTAATCGAGTAGAATCATCTAAAGATGTAACAGTTAAAAATCCTGTAGACAATGGTGATGTTTCTGTAATTGTAACTACATTACTACTAACTGTTGCTGTAAAATCTGAGTCAGCATCTATTAATGTTTTTAAATTTGTTGCTGTTTGATTGTTACTTGTTGCAGTATGAAATTTTCCAGTTGTAGAAGATGTAGCAGATGTAAAGGTTGTAGTTGTGCCATCTGCTTTTGTTAAAACTATTCTTGTACCATTTGCTATATTTGCATAATCAGTAACTGTAACTGTTGCGTTACCAAATCTTCCACCAAAAATATGTCTGTGCCAAGCTGTTACTTGTTGCTCTCTTTGATAAGTTAATCCTACTAATTCACCATCACCTCTTGTAGCATAAACAATTTGATTTGGTTCTTGTTGATAAGCAATTTGTGTTAAACCACCTTCAGTAACGTGTTCAGCAAGGATAGTCATGTCAGGTGCAATATAACCATCAACATCAAAGTTGTAAGCTAGTTCTCTAATTTTTCTTTTAGCTCTTTGTAAAAATAATGTTGCGTTACCTACAGCTATAGCATCTACGTTAGCTGAACCATGGTTAGATTGTTTTTTAATTAATATATTTGTTGGAGTTATTGCACTATCAGTACCACCTCCTGATACAGTAAACTCACCACCTGCTGTACCAATAATTAAAGTTCTAGTTGCTGTCATAAATCTAATAGCATTAACTTGGTTAGATGCAATTGTATAAAT